TTAGAACTGATCATAAACGATAGAGACATTCGCCTCGGAAGTCTTGGCTGATGTATCTCCTAACGTAGTAGCCCTATAAACCTCCACTACGAGAGGATTTCCTAAACCTCCGGTGATGCCTTTATCGCCGGTATTCGTGAACGTTACGGTATTGGGAGACGTTCCATTCGCCGTCGCCGAGATATAACTCGCTTCGAGTATATCCTGTCTCCAAACCGTAGTGTCCCCGTCCCACACCTTCACAGTTACCGCGCCGGTTCCGGCCACCCTGTGAGTAAAACTCTTTATCCGGCTAAACTTAGAACTATCCGGATTCACTCCGCACAGAAGATACTTGCTGGTGGAAGCGTCGCTATAAACGCTCGCAGCAGTAGTCTCATTCGTGCCGGGGGTAGCTATGTTCTTCGCCAGTAAATATGAAGTTGCGAATGCTCTATAACCATCCGGTCCGCATTCAGCATGGAAATCAGTCACACTACCATTGATATAATCGACAACTTCGCCGATCGTATCATAGGAAGTGCTACCGGTATTTATCGTGGTAGCCGTGGGAGTAGCGACATCCGAATACAACTTTAACACCACGTTGCTTGAAACCCCAACGCCCGGATTTGTGCTTGATCCCGTATACCACACCCTGAACAGAACCGAACCATCCGAAACAACGGAACGACCTTTAGACTGCGCCCATACTTGTCTTGCCAGGCCTTCGTCTACAGCCGCCGCATAGGCCGTCCCAGCTATCAAGCTAAGAACGGCGATTAAAACTAAAAACTTTTTCATCGCTTGTTCTCCTCTTGTTTAGCTGTTGACGCCCTTGATCAGACCATGTAGCGCTTCAAGCGCCAGATACAATCCGCACTCTGACTCATACTGGTCCACCTGGCCTGATGTGGTGTATCTGTTCGATATATCCACATAAAGTTTGGTGTCCAGTCCTGAAAGATATCTATATCCGACGCTCGACATATCAACGATTATGCCGTAGGAACCGTAATAGCTTCCGTCCAGCAAGGGATGTTTGATGATGTTTAGCGTCCCGTGGCTTGAGATATACTGCTTTACCGCTATCCCGTAAGTCTCGGTCGTAGGAAGAGTCTGGAGCTTATCCCTGCCCCAGCCGTCTATTACCGAGCAAAGCCTCGGAGAAGCGAGAAGCGTCCTCTTTGACGAGGCCATGCTCCCCGGATATTTCATGACATCTTCGAGCCAGGTGTTAAAGTCGCTCTCTGTAAGCGACGCGCCTCCTGACAGAGAACCATCTCCCAACGTCTTTATATTGGAAGATATCCAGCTTAAAAGCCCTCCGGTCGTCCTCTCTTCCTCTTCCGAGGTAGTGATAGTCGTTGCCGGGGTCTTCAGGCTCTTTTCGCCGAATAGTAAAGCGTTCTCTATCTTGATCAGATGAGCTATGCCCTTTGACTTCCTTAAGCGATTCAGTTCCGGCTCGCCATAAAGCTCTGTTGACATTATGGTATCCGGGACTTTTATCGACTCTTTGAAGCGCTGGGTATAGTTGGTGTTCGAGTCTACCTTCACCATCCTGTATGCGGAGACTCCACTGCCATCCTCATACGCCCCGCCGAGTATTCTGACAGGGTCGTTGTCGAGTCCGGCCGCGGCTGCAGTCGTGCCATCACTTTTGTTACTCTTGCTTTCGCAAGGGCAAGGTCATTTCTGCCTTGCTCTGCATATCACTATGCAGGTCAGACTATATCATCGCGCCAAGACAGGGGATGGCGTGCCTTACGTTGAAGTCGTTGAAGATTGATTGGTGGAGTTTTTAAGTCTCTCATTTTTTGCCAATAATAATGGTCTTTTTCACCATAAACTTGTTTCCCATTTGATTTTAATTGACCATTCGGCAATCTATCCAAATCATCATTGCTTCCATAGAGACTTATTCTGTAATTCAGATACTCCAAAAGAACCATTGCTTGGTCTTGTTTATTCACAAGATATGGAAGAACAAGGTTTATCAACTTCCGGGCAGATCTAAACCCGGCAACTTTGATATCCATAGCAAACTTCCTATTGCCAGTCTTTAATGAATAATAGTATGTGAGATTATACATTGAATAAATCTCAGATACCTTTTTTAACATTCTGGCATCAGAATTTGTTACGCCTATATTCACACCTATTCTTGTTTTGTTATTCAGATAGTAAAGGATGAAATATCCCTCACCATCAAGAACCCCTGCTAACCAAGCAATATCAACCTTGCTGATTGTCTCAACTTGGACATTTTCACTCTTCGGTATTCCAAGTTCTTGAGAGTTTCCAGCATTTAATAAGGTTTGCATATTAAGGTTTCCCTCAATTGGGCCTATGGTTTAAGCCGCGCACTACAGTCAGGGTGTTAGATGATACACTCGACACCTTTACAACTTCGCCGGTCCTTTCATTCTTCACTAAATCATTGGCCTTGAAATACGACCCATGATCTACGACCCAGCTTGTCGCAACGGCGGTCACCGCCCCGTTAAGGGCGTCCGACCACGGCTGGGGCTGTTCCTGAAGAATTTTGAAGGTGGCGTCTATTACTGAAGCCGAATTAAGGTTCTTTAACAGAACCGTAAACGGCGCGGCATCAGGCATATAACGTGCGATGGATTTCGATACGTCATATTTGCGCTGTGCCGTCTGGACATTGTAATAACCGGAATTGGTCGTTACAATGGTTGGTGCTGGTGTATAAGGCACTTAATTCTCCTTAAATGAAATGGCTGTTTACGGCCCCGGCCTTTTCTATGTCCTCTAAGGTGGTGTCGGTTTCAGGGGTCTTTTTTCCTTTTTCGCCGGGCTTTGCCCCTGCGAGCATGGCTTCCCTGTCCTCGTCTTTACCCTTATCGGCGGCCTTCGCTTTGTCAGCCAATCGCTCCTTCACCATGTTATAGGCTTTCTTCAGGTTAGCCTTTATCTTCCTGGGTGAGACTTCGGGCTTATAGGAGTCAAACTCCGCCTTAATATCTTCGGAATTTTTCTCCATAAAGTCCTTGTCTATGTCAGGATCGGATTCGACCAAACCTTCGGTGGCATCCATAATCACGGCGGCGATTTTATTATCCGCTTTTTTATCGGCCACGACGTCTATCGTGTCGAGTATCAGGTCTACTGACTCGGCATCGTATCCTTTGTCGAGGAATTTCTGACGCTGGGCCTCTATTAAAGCGTCCTTTTGTTTTTCTGTCTTTCCCGCTAAAGCAGTGGACAACTTCTGGAGGTTATCGCGCACTTCCTTGTTCTCCTTCTCAAGCTTCGAGATAAAGGAATCCTTGTCGGAGTTCTGCTTGATTACCTTGTCAAGCTTCTCCGACAGTTCTTTATTCTGCGCAGCGACTTCTTCCAGGGTCATCGTCTTCGGCTTTACGTCTTCTTCACCCGTCTTTGCTGGTTCAGCAACTGGGTCTTTTTCTTCCGGCATATATATCTCCTTACCCTCTCTTACGAGGTCGGGCGGTTATATTCCAAACGCTTTTAGTATCGCAGTCCCTAATACCCTGATGGCACAGTCACACGCGTTATACGCGTCTCCTGTCAATGTCAGGGCTCTTACAACTATCTCACCCACTATGCCCATCTCCTACCTCCTTTCTTTTTCTTTCCGCATTTATGAATCATACACACCTCCTCTCTCAAAAATAAACCTCATCGCACAAATAATGCTCCACCCAATGGCGGCTAATATAAAGAATGGAAACATAAGTATTATAGCTATATATCTTCTCACGTAAGGTGTTCCTTCTTGCCGGGTCTTTTAAGGGACATATCCTTGAGATCTTCTATCGGGGGTTTAGAGTTCCCCTCATTACCGAATATCTCCCCTACCACCCTTTTTTCTTCTTTTTTAGCCTCGCCTTGAGCGATCTTCTTCAGCCTCTCGGAAATCTCCTGTAATGCCGCGCCCCTGAAATCAAGGTCAAGATATCCGCCTAAAATTTTAACGCGCATATTTTTCCTTTAATGCCTCAGCCTGGATTACTTTTAGCTTCATCGAGGCTATGAATGTTAGGGTCCTCTTTATGACGGCGATTTCGGACTTTAACTGGACTTCAGTCATGGTTTCGCCTTCGCGGATGAGTTTTTGTATGCCCCCCTTGATGGTAGTCCGAAGGTGCGGTTCGACTATGTCCTTATAGTAATTTGACTTCAGGAACTCTTCAGACTCTTTGCCGAGCTTTAATATCAAGGCGTTCTGGTGGGCTATCTCATCCTGGAGTTCCTTCTCAATTTCCCTGCGTTTTAGGAAACTCTGTATCCTATTCCCGAATGACTTCTTCTTTACTTCTACATTCTCTACCGACAACATCTCATCGACCAAGTCTTGAAGAGTCAGGTTCATATCTGTCCTGTCTGCCGGGCTACATCCTCGGCGTTAGTAGCTCCTGGTAGTGGCCCCGGTATAGCGCCGCCTTTAGGAGGAGGAGCGAGTTTATCTAAAACAGCCTTTAATACCAGGGCCGCCTGTTCTCCGTTCTGTAATAACCCTTCTTGAGATGCCTGGACGATTATCTGTAAAGCTTCCTGGGCGGGGTTAGCAATATAATCTTCCGCGTTATCTAACCCTAAAGCCTGGCCTATCTGCCTTACGAGTTCAGGGTGCTGGCCGTTATCCTGGTTTAAGATATCGAGGAAACGTATTAAGTTCTGCGCCCATGCGAGCTTATTCCCCATCATCGGAGAGGTCTTTACCATAACATCAATGTTGCCTATTAACATATCGGGGGTGATGGTCTTACGAATGAGTTCACCTTCTGGGCCTACTATTCTGACCGCCTTCTCTTCAGGGCAGAATTGGGTGTTACGGTCTATCATCATGAGCAAGAGTTCTTTATGGGAGAAGTCTTTCAAGAGCCTTATGGAGAGGTCGAACCTGAAATTCGCCTGTTCTATCTGGCTCATTATCTCGGTCGCGGTGTCCTGTTTTGACGAGGGTTGGCCTGAAATAATATCACTTGAGCCTAAAGTCATGTTGATTAGTCTTTCCAGGTTCACCTGCTCATTCGTGGCTACAAGTGATTTATCGGTCTTTTGGATAGGTCGTATGGCAGTGTCAGGGTTACCTACGCATGGGTGTAGTCCGCGCATATTCCGCCTTAAGACATTGATGTATTCTTTGTCCACCTGCTCTATATTGGCGAAGTAGCCCGGATATACTATGTCGAGTATAGAGTCGAGCTTGGCGTTCTCTAAGTCCTGGGCGTAGTATTGTAGCCTTAAAATGGGCTTAATCTGCCCTAAAGCGAACATCTCGTGAGGGACTGGGGTGTCTAAAGCCATCACTATAGGTTTTCTCATCTCGTAAAACGGAAACTTGTCCGGGCCGACATTACGCACGATGTCGTTTTCTATGATAGAGATTACAGAGTCATCCTCCCACATGGTAAACATCTCGTAGTGGGGGTTGTCATAGTCGTCGCTCTCTACAGTAGTCATGCCTCTATATGCCATCCTCTCGGTCCTGTTCCTGTCAAGTTGCCCGGCGCCGCGCTTGGTTTCGATAAGCTTCATGACAGCTTTCTTATCCCAGCCGTGAAACTCTGCTATCTCCGGGTTCTCCACCATTGATTTTAAGTATGCGGCCGAAGGTTCGCTCCTTATGATGAAATAATCCATCGCTTCGCGCTTCAGGCCGTTTACTTTGTTCCCTACAGGAGCCGGGTAGCAGTCGAATATGTCGAATGGTATGAGCGCTATCGAGTCATAAACCGTCTTTTCTTTAGGCTTAAAGTCATAACCTATGATGTTCGGGTATAAGTTATTGCCCATTTCATCGGTGTATTTGGGGGTCCGGGACTTGACCTTCTTCACTTCCTTCTCGTAGAACACCCCTGAAAAAGAGTTCCCGTAAAGCATGGCCTCTTTATACCAAGTCATGAAGAAAAATATCGTGTCGATTTCATTGGAGAATTGGAACTTAGCTAAAGTGTCATGCGCCTCGGCCACTTCGTCATCTTCTTCCCCTACGCCTATCATCTTGAACCAGTCCTCACTGCCCACCATCGCCTGGATTATCCTGGGGAGTTTTGTCTCTATCTTGGAGAATACATACGGCACGAATACATTGGCCCTCTGGCCGGAGAGGATCTCGGCGTAGTTTTTGGTATAGCAGAGGTATAATGAGTATATCTCATTCCATAGATCCCTCATAGGCCGCAGGTAGTTCTCCGACCTCGTTATGCGGTCGAGTATCAGGTTCTTGGCGTAGATTGGCTCGTATTTCGGCATTATGGCTCCCTTTCAGACACACTCACTACCTTGTCGAAGCTCGTTATGACATCATCTCCCTTGCGGGTCTTTATGCGTATATCTCGCGTGGAGAGGTATAGGTCCTTTATCCGGCCCTTTATAAGTCTTAAATTATCTATCTCACCCACCATCGCGACGGCCCACTTCTCAAGGAATTCGCTCTTTAAGTCTAACCTTCCATCCAAAGAAGCGAGCGCCATCTGCCTCAATCTTATGTCTATGGGGTTCTCGGTGTCTTTGGCGATCGTGGCTACGCGACCGTCTTTACGAGTGAATTCTCTACTGAATATCTGCCTGCCGGCCCTATGGTCGAATCTCTGATCAGAACCCATTCATCGACCTCTTACGCATAGCTTCATTACAATTCACGATAGGGTGGACACTCATACCTGGCATATGTTTCTCCACCCCCCTTATCCGGCCCTTATTCTTTGAGGCGTAGAACACCCTCTCGCCCTTCTCCGGGCCATATTCACTCTTCATAGCAGCCATTATCTTCTTTCCCTTTTTAGTAAGCGGCATATCCCCCCCTCATCATAAGTCTGGTCGCCTGACCAAAAACCATATTAGCACTATGGGTATTACCACTATCACAATCGCCTGTATCATCGCGGATAGTGTCCTATGAAGGTTTCTTCGACGTTTAACTTGGGCATCCCGGCGCCCCCCAGGACCATACACGACTGCATCAAAGCGTCGGCATAGTCCGGGCTTGAGAAGCCTAAGTCCTTCATGTCCTCTTTTGAGATTATCTTCTTCTGGCCGTTAGAGCGATACTCGAACCTTATAGCTGAGAGTTGGGTTTTAAGCTTGTCATTATTCAGTATTTGTATCTGACCCCGATCGAAAAGCTCCTTTAATATCCAATAGCACTCGTCCCTTTTGGAGTAGAATTCGGGCTTTAGGCTCTTTTCTGAGGCGATAAACGCCCTCACGTTGGGCAGTTGCGCCTCGCGTAACATGTCAGTTACCCCCCCACCGACCCCAATATCGTCAATCACGTGGTAATTTGTCCTGTAATCGCGCCTTAAATCGATTATTCTGCCTACGGTATGGGTAGTGTCCTGCCCCTTATAGCCTTGAAGGTAGATCTGCTTCCAGCCCATATTGGCCTTCTGGATGATGGAGATCACGGTTTCATCATCCCCGAAACGCGCTACATCGCAGGAGAGTATCTTCTGGCCTTCCGGGAAGAAGTTGTTTAGAGTAGCTTTCTCTATCAGGTGGTATTGGATGAGGAGGTCTGCTGAGTCCACGTCCTCCCATGAGTTCATCACATAGCGCTTGTAGTGGTTAGGGGCCTCCTCTTCCATGCGTTTTAGGTCCTGGATGAAGTCTTTGGGGAGGTTGTCCTGGTTATCGAAGGTGGTCGCCTCAAATAACTCAAATTCCTCTTTGGGGTTATTCTTCCACATCTTCCAGATCCAGTTATGGCCGTTGGTATTGCCGATGACTATACCCTGCCTAAAAGGGGCGTTCTCGCGCCGTAAGCGGTCCCGAAGGAAGGTAAAAGTTTCCTCGGTCTCGAACTCTTCAGCCTGCTCTATGGCAAATATCGAGAGGTTAAGGTTCTTTAAGACCTCCATTTCAGCGCCATGCCGGAACATGATGCAGGACCCATTCTTGAAATGATACTCTTTATTGCCGTCTACCTTCACTTCAAAGTAGCGCTCAAAATCCTTTAGGGTGGAGTCGCGTAGGTCTGTATATTCTTTCCTGACGATTATGGCGAGAGAGTCGGGGTGGGTCTGGCAGTAGTCCCATACTTTAAGAAGCATAAAAAGAGTTTTTCCCGTGCCGATGCCTGCTATTAGGGCCGGGAATCTCTTTAGCGAGCTTAAGAAGCTAAACTGGAATGGCTCTGCCTGTATCTCTAACTTGCTCAGGTTTCTTATCCTTTTGGTTTACGATGATGATCTTCGAGTCACCAAAGCCTTCACCTTTCATAAATACCTTCCGGGCGATGTCGCGGCTCACTACTTTCTCGGCTATCATCACTTTGTCCATAATAGTTAGGTCGGGGTCATTTAGAGCTATACCTACCACTTCCCATGCTTTATCTATGATGGCTAAGTGTTTCTGCTCAACTGAAAGGGGGCGCCGCCCCGATCTACCTTTTTTCCCAGCCATATCTAAAATCCTAAGTTTTTGAACACAATGAAGTTATAATATTTTGGCGTGCGTTACGTTTAGCTTACCGCGCATAAGAACGCACGGCACAAGACGCGCGTTTGAGGAGGTCATTCTCTTATGTCCCTCCCGTAATCTTTTTTCAAAATTTAGTTGGAAGACTGCCCCAAATTCTCCCCGGCTTAATAAAAAGTCTGCTGTCGCTTGATCTGGTGTTGTATACCCACTATTGTAAAGCCACTGTGATCTTGCCAGACAAATGTTTAAAGGCCTTATAATACTAAACATATCCCCCTTAATATAAAGGACATTTTTTATGGTATTTCAGGGTTTATTTTTATGTTTTTATGGCCGAGTATGCGTTGAAGAAACGCCCTATTTAAACCGCTCAATTCTCTCGGATCGTGGGGTTTCTCTCTGCGCCGGATATGACGTAGTGAATATCCACGTTTGGAGTTTTGGCGCTCAAAGTAGTTCTCTAATTCTTGGCAGGGTTTTTGGGTTTCAAGGCAGGTTTTGTTTTTGCAGGTTATACAAAACATAAAGCGGACAGCTCCTTTCAAGCCATCCGCTTTCCCAGCTTTCGCTCCGGTTTCTCCTGGCTCGCTTAATTACTTCTTCACATACCTGTCGCAGTAATTCTTCCGCGCTACGAAGTGCTTGCGTTCGGCGCAGACTTTAGTATTGCGGTCGTAATACTTGCAGTCCTGGCAAAACTTCTTTTCATCACGCATATCACCCCCTCAAGTAATCCTCGAGCATCTTCCGGGCCTTATCAAGCATGGTGTCCACGAGTATTCCGAGAATGAATATCGTGAAGAACACCGCGAGGCCGGAGAGCTGAAGCCATCCCCAATTAGACCATATTCCCACTCCTCTCGCCATCTTATCAAACATTATCGTAATAGCGCAACCACAGAATCCGGTCCCAATGATAATCTTACCAGACCAATTCAAAAGAAACTCCTCAAGCCAATTCATATTTTCTCCTTTCTGTAATTTTCATAATAACTTACCAACCTTCTGCAGGTCTGGCTTTTCATAGATAACAGAAGCATGGCCAGAAAAATTATTGCGATGGAGACTACAAAAAGATACCATCTTAACTTCATTTTGTTAATAGCACTCCCGCGATAAAGCTCAGTAATCCTATAATCATCATTCCCTGGAAATATGTCATCTCTTCCTCACTTCGTATTTAGAGAGGATGGCTTCGGCAACTTCTCTAAATCTTCCCTGACATATAATTGGGTCATCTGTAATTTTCCCGCATTCTTTATCGTGATACCATTTAATCCAAGTTACTTTACCATTCAATAGTTCTACTAACTCCTCCACACCTACTTCGGGCTTCTCTCGCTTTCTCCCAAGACATTTCTCTATACAGTAAGGGCTACCCTGGCTTGTGCAGGTATTACAGTATACATATTTTATAACCTTCTCTACCCCTACGGCATAGGGACACTTCTGGGTGTTCAAATACGAGATGATTTCGTTGATTTTATCTTCACACAGGAAAATATTATCATTCAGGGCTTGGAGAGATTCTCCTACAAAGGTATTACTCTTACCAGTAAAATAACCCTTTACAAAAGCGGGCATATTCATCTTCTCTATCATATAACTCCTTTCAGGGTAGTTGTTCTAGTGATGGGATTATCGGCTGTCGGAAGCGCCTGCCAGCCGAGTCGCGTCAATGTTACGGCCGGCTGCGGCACAGGCGGGATCTCTGCGGCGAGACGCGTCCTTACGCCTTCGGCATCCGCTATCGCCCTGGCTATGGTGATGCGGACTTTACTCATATTCTCCGCTTCTTGTATTCCGTGAAATGTTTTGGTTTTATAAAAGTGATACATTAGTTCGCTATCGGGATTTCCATATCTTATCATATCCCAAAACATATCATCGTCCACCCAACCCACCAATACCTTCTTTACGGTATAGAGGGGTAATGGAGTGGCAGGGATTGCACCTGCAAGTCGCTTCTGTAACGACGGTTCAGAGATAGCAGATTGTCGACAATCTCTCTTATCCGAGCGTGGCAACCGAGCCCCGATTTTACGGAATACTCTGCGTTAAGATAATCACTCATCACGCCACACCCCATCACCCCTTCTACACCTGTTCATAAAACCCCATTTTTCTTTTGAGTTTCGCTAACCTATCTTTTTCCCAAATACTCATACTTGCATGCCATTGGCATTGTCGTAATATTTCTTCGTATTCTGCTTTTAGCCCATTATACTTACGCTTTTTATATTCTTTCCACCACTTCATTTCATTATCTCCTTCAGCCGAGTGCGGATTTCGGCTCGGAGGTTATTTCTTATACAAGCATAGCAATTACCATCTGTATGGGTAGTAATATCTGTCTCATCCTCCCCCACCTGTTCCAATACAAGTTGTGAGATAGAAGTAAGGGCTTGGTCAACTATTAAATCCCGTTCTCGTGCGACAACAAACTTTCTCCCAAATTGCCCTGCTGCTGTATCACACATAGCACTTAATATCTCCCTCACAGTCTTTGCCATCTCATTCCTCCCGCTTACAATAATCAGAACATCGCAAGGTTTTTCTATTCCATTGGTCGGATATACATTCAAATAATTCAGACTCATTTACTCTATAATACGATATAGAACCTCGTAATAATTCAGCCCGTTTTTTGCATATTAGGGTGCAGGGGTCGGGCTTGTGTGGGCTTTCCATAAAGTTCTGCACAAAGGCGTGTTCACACGATAGGCATATAGACTTTAAGTTCTTATATTCTTTTTCTTCAAGGGCTTTCTTCTCTGCCTCTTGTTCCCTCTTTACGCGGGCAACAAAATCTACGTTCTTTTCACCATTTCTTTGTTCTATCCCATCCATAATCCCTATCCGAGCCTCTAATGTTTTTTCCCATATCCCCATATTATTCCTCCTTCGTTAATGAGCGGACTCTACTTCATTACCCCATACATCCCAACCTTCTGTTTTTTGGCGGGCAAAAAGTTCTATGCGAGGTAAGTCACCACATAATTCCACAATCTTATTTCTAACTTCATCAGGTTTTCTGCTATGTTCTTTACGAGGTGATAAAACTATTTGTGATATGAATTTACTTTGTCTATTTAATATCCCTTTTGGTGTTAGTCCAGCAATACATACTTCTGCATTTGACGCAGTCCAATGTCCTATCCCAAAAAATATATCTTTCTTCGTAAAAAACATTTTGTCACAAGATTTATTTAATTTTATCCAAGTAAAAGCAAAGGTCTTATAAATAAATCCCCAATTATCCATCACTTGTAATGCCTCTTTTAAGCAGGGGGGGGTAGCCCATAAAAATAATTTACAATTATCGTCTACTATTTCTTTAATAGGCATATTGCATATGTCTTCAATGCTCATAGTTTGGTAATATCGTTTTGCACAACCTTGTGCAACCTTCTTATCCTCTGACCATACTTTATAACTCCACGGCGGGTCAGCATATATAATTTGATATTTCTTATTCGGAAAAGGTATCATTCTCCCTCCAACGACTGAACTATGGCACGGGCGAGGTCTTTTATAGTCATATCTACCTCCTCACTCATATAAGCATCCCTTCGGTATTATTTATTCTTTTTTCGGATATTTCTATATATTTCGGATTTAATTCAATGCCGATATAACGCCGCCCTAATTTCTTTGCCACTACTCCTGTCGTGCCTGCTCCAAAGAATGGGTCTAATATGGTATCGCCCTTTTTGCTACCAGCCAATATGCACGGCCTAATCAAATCTTCGGGAAAGGTGGCGAAGTGGGCTTCCTTGAAGGGCTTGGTGGTTACTGTCCAGACAGAGCGTTTGTTGCGATCTGTTTTAGAACCATCAGTATTCCACCCCTTACCAACTCCTTGATAAATCCCATAAGGTTTCCCTGTGGGGTCTTTTAAATTCTTATACGAACTATTGTATTTTCCAGGATTTCCCTTTCTTTCATCCACAAAATCTTCCTTTATCGCCTCATTATCAAAATAATACTTCTGGCTCTTGGCTAATAAGAAAATGTATTCGTGTGCCTTTGTGCATCTGTCGGTTACGCTTTCCGGCATACAATTTGGTTTTGACCATATCAAATCTTGCCTCAAGAACCAGCCGTCTTGTTGTAAAGCCATCGCTACCATCCAAGGAATCGGTATTAAATCTTTTGGCTTGACATATTGGCTAAATCTGCTATAATTTAAGCATGCATTATAAGCGGACGAAACAACATAAGAAGAAGATGAGTCAGATTCTTTCGGGGAAACCAAAACCTTGGTTGAGGGGACGGAAGCGTCCCGAACATTCTGCCTTGATGAAGAAATGGTGGACTCCTGAACGCAGGGAGGCAAAACGCCAAGAGGCTCTTGGGAAGAATTTGAATGCTCGTTATCACGGTCTTTCTGCAAAGTCTGCTGCACGCCTTGTTCAACGAATTGGTCATTGTGAGCGATGTCAACATGATGGGACAAAATCTCGCCTCGGTGTTCACCATCAGAATCGCAACAAGCACGACCATCGCCTTGAGAACATTGAGATTCTTTGTCATCATTGTCATATGATTGAACATCGGAAAGAGATTGGCTGGGCTGCCTACCACCAGAAGCGTAAGACGACCCCAAATTAAGCCACAGAGTTCCGTCATCTTTCAGCACCCGTTTTACTTCTCGGAATACCTCAACGAGTTTCTGGACATACATTTCAGGGGTTTCTTCGAGACCGATTTGCCCCTCAATCCCATAATCCCGAAGTCCGTAATAGGGCGGGCTCGTAACGCACATCTGCACCGAGCAATCGGGGAGTTTTTTAAGTTCGGTTAAGCAATCGCCCTGTAGTATCATCTCACATTCCTCAATAACTGCTCCCTCTCAAGGGGGGTGCATCGTAGGTAGTATAAGAGGCTACGCCACATATCACGAAGAAGAAGGAAGTATTTCATATAACCATGTTTGTAGCTTGCCATACAAGGAGTTGTATATTATGATACAAGTTGTTACTCCGCGACCATCACTATGCTCACCGGTATAATGCCTTGTTTAAGGTCAGCAATTCTATTAAACGCCGCTTTCGCGAGGTCAATTTTCCTACCCAGCCTGTATAACCTTTTGGCCGGGCCCCGGTCTGTAACCACGCATTTAACGGTTTTCCCATTTTCCAGATTCCGCACCAAGAGTATCGTCCCATAGTCATAATCCCAAGACGCACATGTAAGGGCATTGTCATTAAGAACCTCCCCATTCGCCATTATTCCCAAAGTCCCCTCTCTCTTACAGCTCTCTACCGAATACCAACTCGCGGTGACTTCCTCCCCAAATGCCTGCCCCATACACAAAATCACCCAAACATAGAAGATATACACAAATGTATACTTTATGGTTTTAGGCATTTCGTCCTCCCCTGCATACGGTTTTCGTGGTGGATCATGGCTTGCCAGAACTCGTATCTGTAAGTGAGCGCGAACGCTATCCGGTGTCTGTAATTATGGGGGTATGTATCGAGAAACTCCTTGCGCTCTATCTTGAATTTCTCCACATCAGGGTCGCGGGTCCGGCCATCCAGGATGTCATGTTGTATTGGGTGAAGCATTATGAGGTTCTCTGGGCAGTTGCAGCCGTTCTTACCAGCCATGCCCCTATGAAACCAATGGCACTTTTCTATGAGTTTTCTCATATTTTATATTTCATTATTGTTTTCATTATTGCAGGTCTTGTCCATTGTCTTTGCAGTAGGTTCCAGGCTCTTTCTTTGTAAAGATATGTCCCATCCCATCCATCCCTATCAGTTCTATAACGCATTGCAAATGGAAGTGTTCCAATCTCCCACGCCTTACGTAGTCTTATCTCCGCATTCTCAATCGTATCGCCTTCATACCCCACCAGAACATAACACCGAATTTTATCTCGATTAAAATATTTTGATAATTTTTCTACTGCTTTCTGCAAGGGTTTTTCTGCATTTGGATGATCATAAGCAAGCCATATCTGATAAATACGAAGCCCTCGTAACTGTTCCACTATTTCATCGGTAATCCTTCCTGCCTCAAGACCCCCTGAAAAATCTATATGTTTTTGTGTTTTGAGCATTGAGAAAACTGCATCTATATGACTTTTAGAACAGGCGAGTAAGTTATTATCCTGAACTATATTGCCTTCGGCGATCGGGAGTTCCCTTATCTTGCCTTCACGCTTTGGCACAAAACAAAATCCACAGGAATTAGGACAACCCCTCGAAGTTATTACAACGCCTTTTTTAAGAAACATCCCCACCTCAAATGCACCGCCCATATCATTATAGGCAGGCCCACCCCAAAAAACTTTTTTAGTATGAGAAGCCCATTCTTTTATTAACTGATTTGCTTTTTCTAAATCCCATGTAAAAGTAACGGATATATATACCCTATCATATTTTGGTGTGTATAAATCTGGGATATCAAAATATGCGTTCTTATCCGTAGGAGACATATTTGTTTTAGTTGGGAATACCCTTGCTATTTTCATTTACTTAATTACGCTCCTCAACTTAGCCCGGTCCTCATCCGTAGGTGGTATAAACTCCTCTTTTTTGAGTAATTCTATCTTCCTGTGGGGCTTTTCTATCTTTACGGGCGCGTCTATCTTATTAAGCCAATTTATTATGAACCTGCGGGTCTTTTGGCGGCCTTTATGGACAGAGAGCCAGGCGTCCATCTTCCCAAGCTCTATATCAATATTTATATGTTTATATGAAGAATTTGCTTTTAAGGTTTCTATGAATTCTTTATCGGTAGGCGGTGCGTCAGCACCTACTACTACTCTTATCTTATCTTCTCTTATCTTATCTTCTCTTATGGGTTTAGTAACAGTTTTGTAAGCGCTTACAAAGTGCTTACTTCTATGCTTACGCACATAACGCCGTAAGTCCTTGCGTCGCTTGTTGATATGTTCAACATCCTCCATTACTTTTACTAAAACTTCTTCCAAAGACGTTCCGTTTTTTGTTAAAATATTTTTCAGTTTTTTTAAGGTCTCGATTCCGATTCTGTTTTGAATTTGTATGTCAGATGGTATTCTTTCAAGCGCTGCTGTCATTGACATCGCTTTCATCCATGCCCAGCATATCGCAGGATCAACGCTATCAAAATCATAGTCTATATGCCTTATTTTGACTTTAATCCAGTCCATCTCATCCCCCGAATCGCAGAAATATCATCTTTCGGGTATTTTATATTTCTTTACCAAAGATAATATTTTTACTTCCCCACCACCGAAACACTCATTTATAAATTCTTGAGTCATCTTATGGCCCTTTCCGTTTGGGTATTTAATATCTTCGCATTGGCCTATCATATTTAATATTCTACCCAGATCATACAAGGACGGAAGCCATGTCGTATCATTTGCGAATACTACCTTTACCCAAAATCCATCGTCTTTTTCTATTATTTCAATAGTTTTAACTTTCTGATATTTCGTTTCCAAAGTTTTCCCATCCTTTTCTTTTGTTCCGGGCGAATAGTTCTATATATGGCCCGGCATACATTTCCTCAATCATTTTATATGCTACTTCCGGTTTTTTGGAATGCGCGGTTACACTCCCCTCAAACCATGAAACGAGTTTTTCTTTTGGGTGTGGGTTACCTTCTCGCGTAGCTATTAAAAGCAGTTCGTGGCGACTAATGGTAAACCATCCTATGCTTGGGCCTTTACTCTTTATCCATACGAGATTGGACTTATATTTAAAACCCCATGCCTTTATTACTTCAAAAGCATCTTCGAGCATAGCATTGGTGGCCCACATAAACAAAACCGTGTCTTTACAACATAAACTTTTGACATTCATATCACATATGGTAGATGTGGGCATTGTAGAATAATGCGAGTCCGCGCTTTCAGCAAGGCCGGAATTATCGAATTGCCAGGGTGGATCAGCATATATAACCCTGAATGTTCCTTTTGGTAATTCTGGTTTCGGTTGGCGATCTCTCACTATCCTGTCTTTTTCTTTTACCCTCCTTAATACCTCTGTCCGGGTAGGTAGATCATCCGCATCTTCCGCATCTGCTTTCACCTGCTCGATAATGTCCTTATTCTCGGCGAGTGTCTGGAATATATGGCTTTGCTTATGCGTAATGCCTTCAGGTAAAGAGCTCCTTCCTGCACCGGAAGTAGCTTGGTGCTTTGCGGTTAAAGGTTTTAACAGTTCCCCCATCCGGGCCTCGGCATCTAAAAGCGCCCCGGCGAGCATATTAGCCTCTTCCCGCTTTTGCTCACGGACTTCTTTGGCAAGACCGAGCTTATCAATCGCTCGTATATACGCCCTTACAGATGTTAATTTTTCGCGACCTATAAGGACGAATTTTGCAAGTTCATTGATGTTGGATGGTAGATTTATTGGCTTTTTTGTTATATTCATTTCACCTTCTCCCACTTGGTCTTGAAGTAGGCTTTGACATATTCGGAATACTCTTTGAGGCTCTTTAGGAGATTGTCGGTGTTCTTATTCTTCCACACCGTAAGCTCGGCGCGGGTCTTAAAGACGTCTATCTCCCTAACCGCCCTTTGGGTGAATTCCTTTGAAAAGGCCTCTTTTTCGGCCAGTTCCGCTTCAGGTGTCTTTTTAAGTGCCCGTTTTTCGCCTACATTTGCTTTCAAATCGACGATCTCCCCGTCATCGGTGATTTCCACCTCCGGCTCAATGCCCTCTTTTAGGGGGCTTTCTGGCGCGTTTTCGCCCCTTACAATCATCTCTATCTTATGGTCGAATTCTTCTATGATGAATTGCCTGTCCTCATCCATCAACCGGCCGATGTCTTCCTTGTATTTACGCTGGAGATTGGCTACGGCGAGGGTGTTCTGGCAGGCGGCGATCTCATCCATAATCTTGACCTTTATGTCCTCCACCCATTTATCATAGGTGGCCGGGTCGTTAAGCGCCTCGGTGGTCTTTATGGCGTCCCCCATAAACTCAAGTTCGGTCTTCGCATCCTTCTTTATCTCGGCCTCCATCTCCTCCTCGGAGTAAAGACCCTTTATATTAAAGGCTTTTCGTAGGGCTTGAGATTCAGCCACCTTCTTGATCATCGTTTCGGGCTTGCTCGACCAAAGCGCCTGGGGTTTTCCCTCTTTATTGTAGGCGCAGTATTCCTTGAATTTCACCTTCACTATGACTGGGTTCGGGAAGCTCTTGTTCCAGACCTTACATATCGCGCCATCGAGAACTCCATTACCGTCATAGATTACGTCCGACTCTATCCCCCCGAATTGTCCAGTCCTGTGGGCTATGGCGAGGAATCCGTCCCTTGTGGTCATTATCGATGGGACTTCATCGAAGCCGTTTTTGTAGGGGTTCCAGACCCGGCGCTTGATAAAGCATATCTCTTTTAGGAACGGGTCAAGTTCGTATTTATTCGCCAGGTATATGAACATGGCGAACTCGTCATCCCCGGCGCCTTTGGCTACGGTTCGCTTCACTAAATCTATCTGCTCCTTCGTCATCTCCTTGCCGTTGGTCGTCGTCAACTCTTTAGACATTTGAATCGCCTCCTTTTAGGTGCGTATGGCTATCGACTCTTCCTGGTAGACTTCTATGCCTTCGATTTTCAGCGAGCAACTCGACACCCCGTCTATCGTCTTGGTGAAGGCCTTTACCAGATTGTTGAGCTTCTTCTCATCGATAATCCAGTATTCTTTCGGTATCTTCGTTTCGTCCGTTACCTTCCAGGTCCATCGCTTTACGGTGTGGGCAGAGCCTATGGCGCTCTTGACCTGGTGCTTCTCCTCCGTCTCTACCTTCACTGCCGGCAGGCCGTTCTTCTTCGCCATCTCATCGAGGACCTTCTGCTTCTCTTCATCTGCCTTCTTCTGGCGCTCGCGCTCGGCCTCCATATAGGACATCAACTTATCCTTTATAGAGCGTTCCATCTCTTCGAGAGGATCGGTCAAGACCTTAAACTCCTGGTTTATCGACTTCACGTGGTCATTTAACGGCCCCACGAAGAACTTCCGGCGCTCCTCTAACCGCCTCTTGGCTTTAGTTATGAAGGAGAGTAAATCGGTCGCATACTTCGAGGACGGCTCGTCTTTAACTACAAGGTTCGCCACCTTCGATTGTATCGGCTCGATCTCCTTCGCCACTATCGCTACCTGCTGATCAGTCTTTATTTCAGACATTTTTGGCGCTCCTTAATATTTTGTCGGTTTCGATATCTATCCTCATGTTTATATACGCCGACACGAGGTTGAGTCCCTCTATGATGCCGTCGTTAAAATCACTCTTTAACGGCATCGCCCCAAAAAGCTTCTTCTGGGTCTCGACATACTTGGAAATCTCTATCAAGACGTCCATCCCAATCACCCCCTTTTTCGCCGCTTATGCGGGCAGTTTTTTACTAACAGACAGTATGAGAAATACTTCTTGAACCCTATGAATTTCTTTTTCTTATTACAGAAATATCTCATCTCTCGTCCGGGTGTTTCGCTTCCTCATTCTTCTGTGCTATGAAGTCCTGCCAGCAGTCCTGGCAGCATACCTCTCCGGCGGTAAGACCGCTATTGATGGCCTCCAGAAATTCTTCCGAGGTCAACCTTTCGTGGCAGTTCTCGCAGGTGTCTATGGTCTTTAAGACTCTTAACCCTTCGAGGTCGGAGGCAGAGTATTCGCTTCCACAATCGAACCTATCGGCCCATTCGTCGGCATAGCCGAACATACAGTTCGATTCTTCCCTGCCCCCTGGCCATCGCATACTCATATAGGCCACGAACCGCCATCCGTCGATCTTGCCGAGTTCGTGCTTCTTGGCGATGTATTTATAGGTGTTCATCTTTTACCTCCCTGCTCGATACTATGGAAAGACCGCTTAATTTCTTGGCCCTATCTCTGGCCTCGTTCTCTGTCCACGCCTCTACCCATAAACCGAACTCTGTCCCCCAGTCTGTTGTGAGGACTATACGATACCATTTCATTTATACAGCCCCCACTTTCTGCCATATTCAGCGCATAGGCCGGACAGCGATAAAAGCGTCAGTATGAGAAATACACAAGCGACGAAGACCTTATCCATTGGCAGTCTCCTTGCGAGTTCCCCATCCGGCCTTCCATCTCTCTATCGCTGCCGTGACGATCACCGTTATCTCCTGGGGACTTATGCTGTCTACCAGGACCTTCGTCAGTTCTTCCTTATTCAGTATGCGGAAGTTCTTTATGCCTTTGGCCTTTGCCTTGAGCATTAAGTCGTTCCGGCTTGGTCCCTTCTCCTTCACGATCTCCAGGGCCCTTTCCTCTACTGCCTTATTCGCCTTCTGGCTCTTCGAGGGTTTTATGCCATGCTTCGCCAGGATCGCGATGGCGTCCCTGCCTGCCGCGCTCATACAACACCTCCTATAAAATAAGTCGCCGGGATAGACGCGAAGCCTTGCGACAGGCAGACCAGATGGCCTTTTCGCGCTTTCTCCCGGCGAGGGTTGACATAAAAAATCTGGTCTTTAGGTTCGGTCGCAAGGACTTTTTCGTTCATATTGGCTACCTCATTTTTTAGTCACCTGTGAGTATACCATATGCCAGTCAAAAAGCAAGGTTTTTCTTAAAATAGTTTATTTGGGGTTTCTCCCAATACCGCTTTTATGTCAGTAATGATTACATCCACTTCCTTGATTTCCTGCTCTGTCCGGCGGTGGAGTTTGGATACCACGGCCGTCATATCGTGTAAGCGCCTGATGAGATTGGCAAGAGTGTCTTTATAGAGGGCGAGGTTCTGTTCTTTCTGCTTTAGGGTGACAGAAAGTTCTTTTAATCGGTGGCGATCCTGATCGGACATAAGGGAGACAAATGGGGTGTTTATGGCTTCAGGCATTAGAATATCAACCTATTTCCACTCTTCTTTAATACGAAAGGTTTAGAGGTTTTCTTTTGGGATGAGTATTTATTCGGGAATATCTGTCCCCTCATAAGCCTCTCTATCTGTGTTCCGGCGGGGATAAGTGTCAGGACGGCCCTCCTCGCGGCCTTTGCCCTGGTTTCGGGTTTCTTCGCGCCTATCCCGAATCCCTGGCCTATGTTTTTTACGAACCTTACTATGCCCGGTTCTTCATACCTTCCAGCTGTAAAAAATGGGACTTTGGGAATAATGGCCCCGGCTCCATATGGTTTCCTCAAACCCATCTTTTCATACAGAGCATTTACGAGTAATGATGTTACGAGAAGCATCCAGAACGCCCCCCACCTTACCTTGCCACCCTCGACCTTCGTTATGGGCTTTAATAGGTTTTTAGGGAGATTCCCAAGACCCAAATCATATATAAGATAATTCATGGAATTAAAAGACCAATTCTGGAACTGGCTTAATATCGCCCCAGCCTTCGACCTCATATATGCGTTCATTTCGTATTTCTTATATCCTACCTGGGTCCGGCGCGCGATCGCGTCCGCATACTTCATTGCTTTAATCTGGTCATATTCCAGTTCTTCTATGCCCTTAAAATACGCCCCCACATATGTCGAACCAACGTTATTCATTTCTATCAGGTTGGTTACAAACCCTATCGCATCTTCTATCTTGTTAAATGTAGAGGGGTCTAAGTCGGGGTCGATGGTCCTGCCCTTAAGCATGACCGAGTGCTTAAACGCGAAATCCCTCCACTCTTTCGTGCCTAAGAATTTCCCCATACCGACACTTAGATACTTGGGACGAAGTTCTCCCATTGAGGTGGTGAAGTTTGAAAGGTTCGTCACCCAGAAGTTGATATTCCCAAGTAATGCGCTTTTGGCAAAATGGGACCTGAACCAACTCACTGGAGCTGAATCTAAAATTTGCCCATATAGGTTCTGGTCGGCAATCGACTTTTTGCCTTTGAGTTCACTTATAAGTCTATCTATCGCCTTATAAGCATTGGGTTGGCGCGCAAGGGCATATTCTATGAATTTTCTCGAATGGCGCAGTCCTGGTGTGTAATAAATGCCTTTTAATATGGTATTGCGATATATTTCATAGTTTCCTATGGCGTCATACTTGGTCCTGGGGCCGCGGCGCTTTAGGGCGAATTGGTTAAAGGGCTGGTATCCTTTTGTGTAATCCCCTTTGCGGATCGCCTCCAATTGCGCGTCACTTACTTTGGATGTATCCTCTAACCTGCCTTCAAAAAATTCGTTTAGTAAGTTATGCTCCCTGATGTGGGTCATATAGTTTTTGCGATAGGGCATCTGCTTTGCGCCTATGGCTCGCATCACTTCGTTATATTCGGCTATCAGGGACTCGTATTTCGCGCGGAGATATTTGACGACCCTCTCTTCTTTAGGGGTGAGTGTCTTCCCCTCCTCGAATTTCCTCATCAACTCCGCGCTCTCTTTGGAGTTCTTCTCGATGCCCTCCTTCGCTTTTATGAGTTCAGTATTTTCTTTTACAAGCCTATCGAACATCGCGGAGTCGGCAGACATCCACACTTGTAGGGTGTTATCGCCTAATATATTATCTTCCCACAATCTCCTCCTTGTGACTTTCTCTATGACGCGTGGAATGTCGAGGGACTGGGTTTCGAGGTTGTTTATGTCGATCCACCGCTGGGAGTCCTTATTGATTATCTCTATGACTTCACGGTCCTTGTCTATATCGCCATAAAGCTTGAATATCCTGGCCGGGGTTTCGGGTGTTCCTGACAGGGCATTGATATATGCCATCAGTTGGTCATAAGAGGCGTCTTTGTAGAAACGTATCAGACCCAATAGCGGTCCGGCAGATCTCCCCTTCAAGTTTTTATGGACGAGACCCTTATTCATCGCGGCCACATATAGGGCTTTTCGTTGTTCCGGGTCCCAAGCCTTCCCGAATGATGGGGTGCGTTCCTGGCCTGTCTTTATGAGTTCTTCTCTGATTTTGAGCCATTCGGCGAAGCGCTTGCTTTCTCCAGTAATTTCTTCTGTGAGGTATTCTTCTCCAGGTTTAAGTCCGACAAGATTAGCGCCGCCACGAGTAGTGTATTCTTTGGGTAACTTGTAGTTGATGAAGCTGATGATTTCATCTCTTCCTCCTCTGTTGGCCACAGCACCTATCGACTCCTCTACATTGTAGGGAAGTTTATTGGCGCGTAGCCATCTATTTAGGTTTATATCCTCATTATTCGTGTATATGATTTTTACGCCACTCTTGGCAAGTGGTAGTAGGTGTGCCTCTAAATTTTGCTTATGACCTTCCCACGTGGAGTCCTGTGTCCCTACCGCATAAGTCCCCTCTTTAGCGGTGGGGTTCAAATATTGCGGATCTACCAACACGACTGTTTTGTCTGGGTCCAGCCCCCCGGCATTTACGGCTTTCGTGATCTCATCCATCGCCTGCCATGCATCCATCTGGGTAATGGGGATTTTCCCATCGCGAGTCAACTCATTCCCCATATTTTTATCGACATCTGTTATCCTGGACATCGTATCTCTTATGGTGGACTTGTCCTGGGACGTCCTTATGATGCCCTGCGTCCAGGTATATTTACCGCCTTCTTTCGATATCCCGAATACCGATGTATTCTCAAGGAAGTAGTATATGGCGCTCGATTCCGGGGACTTAAATCCATCAGATACCGCCTGCATTAGTAGCTTATTTCCGAATTGCTGTATTACATCCCTGGCGAACTGCGCCCTTTCTTTCAACATCCCCCTTTGTAACCATTTGTTTAAGGCAGACCTTAACGCCTCGGAACTATATTTGTTCGGGTCTATCTCAAAGGCATATGCTATCTCCCGTATAAGTTGGTCCCTTAAAGTTTTTACGGTAGACTTCATCGTCTCGACTTTGGCGGGGTCCTGCATATTCTTGTAATAGTTATACCTCTCATCCGAAAGTTCGTTTAAGTGATAGTTCTCCGAAGGTATGTTATTAAATAACCCTATCCTATATCCCTTCGCCCCACCGAATAAATCATAGACGGTGGTTATGTCTTTACGGAGTTCGTTCTTTAATCCCTCGGAAAGCCTCGACAATACCTCGGATTTATTCCCAAGTAGAGTAAACGGCATCTCGGAAGTTATCTCGCGCTGTAATGATTGGTCGGTGTCCTGCCTTGTGTTGAGTAGCGATCCTCTCCCGACTAATGTTTCCTGGCGCTTTACCTTCTGGGGTTTTTCTTTCTTGGCTTTAGGTATGAGTTGTTTTTGGACGCGCAATCGAGCGCGCTTGTCGGCTTGGGCAACAGCCTTCCCTGATTTTATATTTATCTCATCCGCGAAATATTCGCTTATGAGAGAACGTAATTCGTTGTCGTTTTCTATCGGGAACCCTTCCTGTTGGAGCGTTATCACTAATTCGTCTGGGGTAAATCCTCTCTCGTCCGGGCTTGCGAATAGCCAATTTAAGTGTTTTAGGTCAGCGTATTCTCCTTGAGATTTGAGACTATATTTTAGCTTCCCCTTTGTGTATGCTTTGAGTGTCTGCTTCCTCTCAAAGTAGGCTTCCGACATTTCCTTCTCTGCAATCTTCGCCAGTTCCTTATCTTCTTCTATTATCTGCTGTTTTATTTTCTCTATTTTCTCGGCGATGAATTGCTCTTCTTTTTTCGTGAAATCTAAATTTATATCATCTCGCTCGATAGATAATTGTTGCAGAGATTTTCCTTCTAAGATGCGCCCGATTATAAAGTCGCGCTCTGATTTATTGAGCATATCCATCACTTCGTCAGTCAGGTCGGCTTTAGATATAGGAGAGGGTTCTTCCTTCTTTATGGGTTTTCCTCCCCCCATAGGTTGACTAACAAGACTTGCTTTTACTTCTGGAGTGAGTGGCTTATTAACTTCCATTACTGGAATTTGTTTTATCCCCATTCTTTTAGCAAGAATTGCCCGATGGTAACCCTCTTGGCTTCTTAATTTTCCGGTTTCTTTATCATATTCGAGGGAAGGTATATTCCATCGTTCGCCTTTTTTCAATTTATCTTGTAACGCTTTTATTTTATCCTCTGAAATTCTTTGCTTTTCTACAACATAAGTCTTAAAATCATCATAATTTTTCCAGTCTGACCTTTGATTTGGACGCATTGCTTCCCATTGCCCACGAGTTGCTCTTTCAAGATATTCATCGGGAGATATAAAAACAACTTTTCCAGTAATCCCTTTCACCTTTTCATAATATTCTCGTCGTGTCATACCATTAGCAACGATAGTATTATCAAAATGGGAATCAAAATCTGAAATTCCTGTTTCTCCTTTAAATATATTTTGTCCCCTCACATACTCCTCAAGAGTGGGGATTTTCTCCGCTTCACTCAACGCCTCATTTACAAGTTGCTTCTTTACAGAGAGATCAAACCCTTCCTGTTCCTTGCCTTTTACGCCTTTTAAGGGTTCTATAAGTTTCGTCAAGCGATCCCGCTCGGCTTTAAGTTCGTTTATTTTGGCTTCGTCGCCTGTGATAGACTTTCCGTATGCCAAGGCTTCGTTAGTGGTCTTAAAGGATATCGCGGGCGCTTTCGCCTCTGGCGCAGGCTTTTGCTTTAGTATGTATTCGGCTATCCTCTGGGGAGTAAGGCTCGCTGCTTTCGCGCCGATGGCAAGAGCTGCCTTATCTATGGTTTCTTTCGGGAATGTCCCTGCAAACCCTTCCATTATGTTTTTGGCTATGTTTATTTCTTCAGGGTTAAATTGTGGGGCAGGAATTCCTCCAAAGAAATAATTTCCTCTCGGTAAACTTACACTCTCTTTCGCTATATCAGATATTACCTTGCCACCTACCCGTTCTTGTATTTGGCCGAGGATGCCCTCTTTTTTCAAGGCCGCCTTAAACCCTTCAAAAGATGGGTCTACATCGCCTATGAACCTTCCCGATTCTACCATCCTGGATACGCGTGGCTCTATTTTTATTCTATAATATGTCTTTAATATCCTGTCGGTCTCCGACATTCCGGCTAATTTCTTTACGCCACCTATCGCACCTGGTATCATAAGCACCGGATCGGCCAATAAATCAAGACCTGCCGCCACGAATTCCCCGGTAAGAGATGGAGTCTTGTCCAGGTCTATACCTCTTGTCTTTAATAGTTCTCTTCCGGTGATTTTAGGTTGTTTCTTCTCGAATGTTTCTATGCCGAATTTAATGGCGGGTCTTATACCTTCTTCGGGCGCTTTGGCAAAACGGAATAATGATTGCTGGAGTATGTTGAGCGCTCGTCCCACCGCTTCATACGATTCTACTTCTTCTGGGGATGGGGGGAGCAATTTTCGGACAATGGGTTGGGCAAGCGGAGTCAGCAAAGTAGACGCCGCCGTTTCAATTATAGACCTTGCCGGGATAGGTAGTTTCGGCTCTATATCAAAGTCTAACTTATTTTTAGGCTCTTTTAAATCGAAGTTTAGCATTATCCCTTTCCGAAGTATTCCAATATGGCTTTGACATCTATACCTTTTTTCTCGGCCTCGTCAATGCGACTTATGAATTCTTTTATATCGGCCTCTGTCTTTATCTGTGAAATAACACTTAATGTCTTGGGGTTTAATTCTGCCTGGCGTGGGCTAAAGAATGATCTCACTCTACTTACTGGACTACCTGTCCCCCTAACAAAAGATGGACTTTGGAATATTGGAGTAGCCGACATTCTTGCCTTTTCTATCTTGTCTATGTGTAGTGGATAGGTTGCTTTTATATCCTCCCAGTCCATCTCTCCACGTAGGGCTTTTGCTAAATCATCATTAAGTCTTTCAGTAATGGATTTTTGTTTTTGTGGGACAAGTATCTTCTTCCCTGCTTTGTCATACCCCACCTTGTATCCTTCGGGTATTCCAGTATCCGTCATAGTAGTTGCGGCAGGATTGGCCCGCGATCTGTAATATTCTGCCTGCGCTGCCTTTAGTTCGGACTCCTCCGGTGACAGCCTCCTGCGTAACATATCCTTGTAAAGTTCCTTCCTCAATTCTATCGCAGATTTATTAGCCTCTGTAAACCCCTGTATGCCTCCCCCGATCACGGCTTCGAGGATATCGCTAAATTCGTCCCTGGCCATATGTTCTCCTTGTATTTGTGCGGTTTGTATGGTATACTTTAAGCATGAGAATATTACTCGTTTTCGCTATGATGTTTGTGTGTTCCTATTTTTTCGCTGCCGAAATGGTAGACTGGCGCGCGAAAGACTATGAAACGAATTTTACTAAAGAACTCTGCGATGCCCCCCAAGAAGAACTGATTAGACTCTACAATGGAACACAATCTGCCATACAAAGTGTAACTACTCAAAAGCCTCCATATGGTTCAGTTGATTATCCAATATGGCGCGATTTCCTCGATAGGCTTTATAAAAACCTTGCGCTCATAAAAACAGAAATGCAAACCCGCGAATTAAACGGGCATATATCAAGGCGATAAAAGCGCTGACCCTTTCCGCGAAGCTAATATATCAGACCATGTTTCGGGCGTAAAAAAACTTCTTCCCCCCGTAGCATATGATGGAGTTGCTTTTGGATTTATGATGTCTTTAAGTCCCTGTAATCCTAACTGTTGTCCCACAAGATTTGCCCCCCATCCTAAAATCTTCGATAATGTAGACGGTTCTTCAGGAGTATACATCCCTGAAGTAGAACCAAGCACATTCGCGGCCTGCCCTAAGATACTGCCTTGAGTCTGTAATCCCTGATAGTCTGCCGCGAGTTCCGCTTCGGCCTGGGATCGGGCGAGCCTGTCCACGAGTTCGGTCCGCAGTCTATCGAATATACTTGTGCGCCCCATACCTCCTTCAGCATAAACCCTCTCACCAATACTCTCTATGCCCTTCGTCCTCTCCTCCCCAAAGCGCTCACCTATCAACCTCTTCTGTTCTGCTACAAGGCCAGGGACTCTTTCAGCAAGCGCCATCTGTCGGTTAGATATGGCTTGTAGTTGGGAGCGTAGCCCAGCGAGGGGGTCCTCTTTCCCTTTCTTCTTATCAAATAATGAACCTAAACTCGAACCTATCATCCCCCCAATTCCAGCGGTTATCGGTCCCCCAAAAGAACCGATACCCGTTCCAATTATTCCCCCTATACTTGAACCCCACTCCATATTTATCCCCTTTCTTATGCTGTAGTTATAGAGCGAACTGCTCCGTTTAATAGTGAATAAATTTTATTATCCGCGCTGCAATATACCTCGTCCCCCTCCACATCAAATTGGGTAACTGCCGTCGGTGCGGCAGCTATCACTTCTGTCTGTCTCGACTTCGCCTTTCGCGCTATCTCCTCGACACAGAGCTTTACGGCGGTCAGAAAATCCCTTAAGGCTTGTTCGTCTTTTAGGTCTATCACTTCAGGTATGGTCTGGGAGAGTTTTAGCATTTTTCCTCCTAATGTATGGGTTCGGGACGACTGCGTATCTCGACAGCACGAATAGTGTGCTTACTGTCTTTAGCGTCGGAATTCCGATAGCTTAATTTCATCGTATTACCATAAGTCGAGGCCGGGAAATACTTCCTTATCTTTACTGTATTATTCGTGACAGTATTAGATGACGGTATGGTGATCGTCCCGGTCTTCGCGCCGTTATCTATGTCATAGTCAAAGTAGAACGTCCCGAGACTTGAGTTTTCATCCGTATATATATCTGCGGTAAAGTCGAGGAACTGCTTATTGACTTGAGGCGAGCCGAAGTCAAGCCATTTGGTCTTATATGAACTTGCCAAAGTAGATTCCGTCGATCCGGATGGTACTAAATAACTAAGCGATATCTGGTAAAGCTCTGGTGTGGTATGTATATAATTACTGCTAAATATACCGCGATATTGTATGAAGTCGTTGGGGCTAGAATCAAGATTTTCACCGCTTGTATCATAATAATTGAATGCCCCGATATCGGCAATATATAGATACCCAGCAACATCCCCAAGATTTCTTAGTTGTATATATTTTACACTATTAAGAGATGCGTCCGCTATTCCACCTATATACCAATTAAATTTCTGCCAAACATTCGGGGTTACAGTATTGAATGTTATTACATTAAGAAGATTTGCGTCTTCGCCTATATATAATTGTACACTATTTCCAGTTGCGGGACTTTTAAACCATCCAGAAATCCAATTATATTCTGATAGGTTTGTAATTGGTACGTAAGCGTCAGCATATACCCCTACCGAAGTCGATCCGAATACTTGGAATTGACCACAATTCGTAGATACGACATCTTCATCCTCGTAATATAATACATTTCTACTTTGTGCGGATGACGGCTTTTGAACTTTAAGCTTTGACGCGTCAGATGACGTGAATATAGCCGTAGCATCAGTCACCGTATTAAAAGTTACCGAACTATTGCTTGACCAGTATTGCCACCCATTGTAATATACACTATCGTTAGTAACTCCAGTTCTCGTCTGGAATGATATTTTGGTATATGATGGTATCGTACCATACCAACTTATAGTATCAAGGTTCGCTGCCCCGCTTGCGTTGATTTGAATATTTTGTGAATGAAATGTTCCGTCCAATATATATTCACCTATTCCACTTATATCCGTTGCTTCAATTCCAGAAAAATATGTAGGATCTGAAGTTCCAGTTATATTAGTATGATTTACTACTATACGACCCTTACCAGCAGCACCGCCGGCATTTGTATATCCAGCCCCACCGGTAGCCGTTATTAGAGATGTTCCAAGAGCGCTATTTCTTGCTTTAATATATATCGACCCACCCGAGCCAGAACCCCCATTTCCTGCCTGTTGTTGTCCATTACTTTTAATGGTTCCAGCTACTGTTACAGTTGGACTGGCTATGTATAATACGCCCCCACCAATACCACCAGCCTGTCCAGAACCACCGCCCCCACCAGAACCCGGGCAAAGTCTTATTAAATTTTCATAAGCGTATGCTACTCCCCCATCACCACCTGCCGCTCTATTGGGTTCTCCTGTTCCAGCAGTACCATTAGTCCCATAACCCGCGCCCCCTCCAGCGGCCTGTATATTTGCCGGTCCACTACCATTATGTCCTCCCCCGCCACCCCCGTTGTTTGCACTAGTAGAAGCCGACCCGGTACCAGTATATGATTCTCCTTGATTTGCCTGTGTTCCTGGAGCTACGGCACATTGGGCTCCCCCCCTATAACCAGTATTAGAAACATCTATCGAACCACCACTATTTACACTTAGAGTACCGTAGCATTTAAAAGCTACTATTCCATAGTTAGTTCCGTCCCAAGCAGAACAGGTAAGGGTTCCACCATTATTCAGCGTTACATTGTTATAATTTGGAATACGCTGTATCATTATCTTATCTGTAGTTCCATCGTACGTATTTTTTAATGGCTCAACAAATGATATAGATCTATTAGAACTAACCTCTCGCAATCTTTTTATCTCCCATTTTCCATAATTACCAGATGATGGGGCTTGGAAATTTATTATCATTACCTCGTCACCAGAAGAAAGACCCGTGGTATCTGGCATAGATATGGTATACGTTCCAGCAGTGACGGATGAAGTCGATACCGCATAGTTTACACCATCTGCAGCAGTACGTCCCAAGTAACCATTAGTATCGGTATTAATATTCTTTGACGTTGCTATAGTCCAATTTCCATCCTTGCCATTTCCATAATAAGTATCTAAGATAATGCTCGGATATGTAGTGGTAACAGTATTGAATGTAACACCTTGATCAAATTCTGTTTTCGTGGAATGGACTATACTTTCCGAACCGCCAACCGACTGTAAAACCCATACTATTCCGTTTCTTGTGGAAGAACCGCCATATATTTCTCCCTTGTCTGTTCCGCCATTTGCCACTTCAAAATAATTTATATTCAGGTTGTCATACGGATACCATTCTTTTAGTGTAGTGTCATATATTAAAATCTTGTCATTATAAGATGATGTCCTGTAGGTATAAGATAACCAGTATTTCCCACTTGTATCGTATGTTCCGCATGAGTTCTGTATATTGGTGGTTGAGATATCTTTTATTAAAGGCTCTACCTTATCGCTTAATTTATTGGAGGAGTTCCCATCGAACGCGAATACCCCTGTCCTTGCTAAGAATATTATCCCTATATCGGAGATTTTTATTGTCCGAGGGGCGATCGCGCCTACTTGGGAATTAGTCTTTTGCATTGAGAAATCATTGGGGGTAGAACCTAAAATCCTGTAAATGTTCATCTCGGTGAATACGAATAGATATCCTCCCCACGATGCAAGTCCGGTTATGGTCTGGGACACATCGGGGAGATCTATATATCCACCCGTAGTAGTCCAATCCTCCGCGTTATTAAGAGTTGAGAAGTATAGTCTATATGGAGAGGTGTCGGATCTCGCGGCCCATGCCCTGTTTTTATGGATAGCACCATAATAGCAGTTCGTTGTAGGAACTCCGGCAGGCGTAGTGGTAAGACCCGTCCCAGCCCAGTTCTGCATAGCTACTGTGGGGTTAAATAGATATAGTTCATTATTAAATGTTATGGCCGACCAGTAAGTTTCAGGGGTAGGATTAAGTCCTGATTGTGTGATGTCGGTCCATGTCCCTCCAGATCCGGAGCATATCTTACTTCCGGCGCAGGCCACGAAATACTTACCTGAAGTCTTATAGTATTTAAACAATCCCGTTATAAGATTTGAGCCTAAAGCTCCGGAGGATGAGTTATACTGCCCGAAGGTTTCCCTGTCCTTAAATGCTCCGGACTCGTCAAGGGTTATATTGGAGGCATCGAGTGCCTCGTCATCGGTCAAGAGTTTAGGATTGACACGGGGATTTATGCCTAAAAATTTTACCTTGAAGTAACTTGTTAATTCCCCAGTCGCGAATATAGACGTGCCTATGATAAGCAATATCGTCAATATGGAGAGTATCTTTTTCATTATGTAGGTGTGATTTCTGTTAAGATTCCGTTTATGGTTATAGTCACCGTCCCCTGAAAATTGTCCGGGACTTTATATCTAAACTCTTCTACACTCTTCACCTTGACGACTATTACGTCACTTTGGGTCAGGGTATAGGCTTGCGTCCCTTTTACTACGAGTGATTTTTCGATTATCATAATGTGTATCTGTCCTTTCTGCGCTGGGCAACAAGTGAGTCTATCTTTACCGTCGGGTCTTTGTCAAATCCCGTCTCCCGCAGGTTTATCTTGGGGAAATCGGCGAACCCCAATACAGTCCACTTATCGAAATTTTTATCGTCTTTTTTCAGAAATTGAAATGCCCAAGCAGTCGCTATCTTTATGACCGTCATCGGGTATTTCTTCAGGATGATGTCCTCATCACTTGCGGAGATAAGGTCGGTCAGGACTGGCTTATAGTCCATATCAAGCGTCTCACCCGAAGTGTCCGGAACAGGAAATAGCTCCACATACGACAACCCCGCCGAAGTCGAACCGAATATCTGGTAGTGGGAAGGTGTCCCCTCATCAGTTGTAGAGCCTATGTCATCCAATACATTAAGGGCATCAGTCCGTATGAGCTTTATCTCATCGCTTGAGGTCTTGTATCTTGCCACTATTGGGATGTCAAAGTCTGTATTGGATATGGTGTATCTCTTCGTCCCGTCCACACTTGAAATAGTGGTCGTATGTTTAAGGAGCGCCTGGATAATGGTGTTTAACCTTATCTCATCGCGCGCTATATTGACGCACCTATGGAGCAGAGAAAACTCCTCCGTTTTGGATGAGTCCACCGAAAGCGAAGAATAAACATCATAGCCGACAAGCTGAAGTATTGCCGTTTCTATATTCTGTAGTGTCATATAATTCCTTTCATCAATGTATCTATCAAATAATAAATAGCCACAACTATCATACCTACCATACTTCTTCCAATAGCGACAAAAGGCTCTTTAAACCAATTTTCGTCATCCCATTTTGCGATAAAATAAAATCCTATGCCAGATACGATTCCACCGATTAGGCACCAAAGACCTATAAAAGGATAAGAGGCAAATCCAACCGCCGATCCATGAATTACAATAGCGGCGCGTTTACCAACTATCAAGGTAAGAGGGTTTCTGTCACCATAACCTATTTCTCCCGCTATAAAATAGGTTATAATCGCCCACATGGGAAATAACGTAAATGACGAAAATACCGTCAACATAGTAGCCAAGATAGCGGGTAGAATACCCATTGCATATTTAAATTCTTTCTTATAAAGTTCACCTATGATATAGAACAATATAGGGAATAGCACTATGAGTATTTTTAAGATTATGGGTATCATTTTGTCTCTACCATAGTCGTTATCTTGTTAGGCCACCATTTCTTCTTGAATGCAATACCGAATCCGAAAGCTATCGCGGTAAATATAGAGCCAACTATGCCGATTATTTTCTTTCTATCAGATGAGGCTTTTATATCCTTCAAGGTCTTATCGTTTAAGTTCTGTTCTATCCTTACGGCATTATCTATACTCATCAACTTCATCGGATATGGGAAGGTCAACTTTGTCGGCTTATGGTCCAGTTCAACCGAGATCTCCTGCCCGGCCGGGACCGTGTAGATCTTCTCATCCTGGAGCAGGACCGTAGCCGGTGTCTTCGCTACAAGCGAGGCACACCCGCTATTCAATAGTAAAATCAGCGCGCTTACGCAGATCAGACATCTGCTTCTTATAGATAGCGGCATTTGTGTCGTCTCCTTTTTTTAATGCTTCAGCATATTTAGCCTCTAAAGACTTTAACTTATCGTATAAAGCCTCTTTTTTAGACGGCCAAAGTGTATCTGCTATCCTCGCCAAAACTCCTGCCAAAGTCCCCCATCCGGGTATCATCTTAAGTCTCCTTCGGAGGCCAACCTATTAAGACTGACATCGTTCCCGAAATGGCCAGATTAAGGTATGTGGCTATCTGCCCCCATTCAGGAAAAAGACTCGAAGCATAAGTTAACCCACCAATCAATCCTGAACCTATCATTGCTAACACTATCTTCTGCCACTTATTCATTTTGCCCCCCCATCTGGTTTTACTCTATCTTGGCGGGAAAAATATGCATATATGACTATAAGCAATATTTCATGTGTTTTGTCGATAGGAAGTATTCTCGCAACTGAACAATATGCGAATACCAAAGCCACTATTATCGTAAATATAAATCTTCCGCTTAAAAGTTTGGCCAATATCTTATCAACCATATTTTCCCCCTTTGGGTGGAGTAGAACTTATGAATAATAATCCTACGGTCATAATAATAATAAGCAATATAAATGGTTTCATTTCTTTAACTCTTTCAATATAAGTTTGATGTCCGCTCTCTGCTCGGTCAGGTTATCGTCTATGTTCTCTATCATCGTCTCCACCTTGACGAGACGCTTGTCCATAATCTCAGTCTGCTCTTTCAACTTGTCTATATCTTTAACTTTATTCTGGACTACAGCCCATGAGCCTCCGACAGTTAAAAGAATTGTTCCTATTGTAATAATAAGTGAGACATTAAATTTCTCCTTACTCATCTATCGACCTCATAAGCTGGAAGATATGTCTCTGGCAGAGCATATCCTCATAGTTTCGAGATAATATCTTCTCCTCGGCTTGCAACCAATCTGATACATCATTACCCGGAATCGGTGGACGCTGTTTTATTCTTGTAGCATAGATACAGTAAGCTTCTTCTCTAATAATATCCTCAAGGTCTTCCATATCTACCTCCATCCCAAGTGAATAAAGAGCAATGTCGTTACTATCCCGATAGCTCCCCACATAAGGGCCTCCCTCATCCTTAAGCCCCTATACATTTCTCCCCTTTCTCTGCACGGCAAGCCTTCGAGCTTCGAAAAGATTTTATCTATTTTATCACAGAGGCTCTTGCGCCATGTAATCCTGTCGGTCTTGTCCTCCTCCTGCAAGGTCTCAAGGCGGGTAAGACGTTCGGATATATCGGGATAATCTCTTCGCCTTTCTTTTCCATCCCAAGAACTCATCTGTCCTTTACCTCTTCTATTTTCTCCTCCACCCTACGCAGTAATTTGTCGGGTATGAGAGGGGTCTCCTTAAAGCACTTTCGTATGAAGCCCATCCAATCATCCTCAAGTTCGACAGAATCTTCAGCCTTTTCGAGAATATCGGAAATCTTGTAAAACTTCCTTCTCTCCTCCTCTGTTAAACCCCTATTCTGCCCCCTCACACCATAGGCGACTATGACATTCTTTATCACATCGCCGCAGAGCTGGGACGGAGACCTCACCTTATCATCATCATTCAGATTCAATCCCTCAAGGCTTATGTCCAACTTTAAGGTTTTCATTTACCCTCCTAAACAAGGACTGCTTTCTCTGTAACTTTTTCTTTTGTCCTCGCCACCAGATTTCTTTTCCCCTTTTCTTTTAAGTATCTTTGTGCTTCTGGTCTAATATTTCCCTTCGCCCACCAGTCCTCTATATGATTTAATTGCGGTTCTATGAGTTCTGTTACTATTTTCGCTTGGCATTTATGTAACCGACAGGCAAGGGGCGATGGTTTTGAGAGAGAACCCGTAGTTTTCCAATTAGAGTGGTGGCAACCCTGCTCACACCCGTATCTACCAACGCAGGTCATACACTCTTCTGATACGAGTTTTTTCTCGCACTCGATATGCCTTTGTTTTACTATTTCACCATATCCCTTTGCCGTGCCTTTAAGCATATCGTCTATATGCCCCGCACAAAAAGGGCTGTCTATGGGTTCGGTAACAAACCTGTGGCATAGGTAAAAATACCCGTTCACGCTTATACATTGTAAGGACTTCCCGCCCGCACAATAGGACATAGGCACTTTATTCGTATATCTGCACGCCAAATCACGGGAGAGGAAATAGGAGTAAAACGGCTTACCCATCAAGCTCCTCTCAACATAATACTCCCCGACTTTCCACATCTGCCTTTCAAA